GATACGGCCGGAGTTGGGGCAGTAACAGCTATCCTGGCGATGCCATTCAACAGTGGTGAGGGATCTATCACGGGTTTTGGTCAACGTACAGCGGCAGGTGTCTACACGTTCATGCAGAACGAAATCGTTCCGTTTGCCAACAACATGACGTTCCCATACATCAGCGATACCACCAACGGTTTATCCATCAACACGGATTTCGCCGTGGGTGTTGGTGTGGCTGCTAATGGCAATATGTTGCTCTACTTTAGCTAAACTGCTATTGTTGAATGTGAAAATCGTTTATTGTTTTTTTCCTTTTCCAAGGGTTGTTTACGTCAACCCTTGGTGCTTTTCTACTTCTTCTTTGGCTTAGCCATCAGCTCTTTCTTAAGCTTGACGTCTTCAGCGATCTGCTTCTTGAACTCCTTGTCGTCAGCCTTGATATGCTTGAGGACCTTCTTCTTCTCGCCGTTCTTCATTTCTTCACCTTCTTCTTGGATTTGCCAGCTACCGACATGGCAATGGCAATGGCTTGTTTTTGAGGTTTTCCCTCACGCATCTCCGTGCGTATATTGTTGGAGATGGCTTGTTTGGACTTTCCTTTTTGTAATGGCATCATACCCCCGCTGGTATAGTGGTGTCGACATCTGCGTCGGCGCTCAAGTTCTCATCTACAAGATCCGTGGCCGAGCCATGGGTTGAGATGTTCTGCAAGTTGACGGTGCAACTGCATATCATGATGCAGATGAAAGCAATCGTCATCGCTGCTGCAATGCCAATGCTGATGACTATGAATCGGTCGGGCTCGTCCACTTGTTTCTCCATGTTTGAAATTTATGCACGACATTTGAGTCTTCTTTTAGCATTTCTTTGATGGTTTTTGCCTTGGTCCAACCATAATGCTGCATGGTTATCTCTACGAATTTTCCCACCATCCACGGGTCTTCGGCCGCAAATAAAGAAGCAAGAGCGCTTTCAAGATGTTCAACATTTTCTTGCTCCTCTGGCTCATCTGCGGGGATATCGTCTGGAACAATAACTTCCGCTTCCGCAGGTTTTATTTCTCCTTCGACATAACCGATGCCGATGACGTCGCTGAACAATTGGCGCGATAAACGGCTTATACAGCGCGCAAAGCACATGTCCTTGGGGTTCTTCACCCAGCCGCCGCCCGGCTTCACCAAGCCCGCTCTCTGTGCGTCGGCAACGCTATAAGTGACGGCAACCCAATCGGCTTCATCATTGCGTCTACCAAGAAGCGTGCAACTTGTATCCGTGCTTTCTTTGATCTTAATCTGATGACCCGCTCTGCGCACCATTGCGCTCATCATGCGTGCGGAGATCTCGATCTTGCCGTTGATGATGTTGATGCCGCCGTTAAGGCATTGCATTGGTGGCAAACCGAGCTCGCGAGCGGCCAACATGATCATCATCACTGCTGACTCGTCGCCGATCCCCTTGTACATCTTGCTGGCTACGGCGTGCTGCGACATTGTTTTGTAGACCATCATCTCGTGGTCTGAGGGGATGGCGTTATCTCTTATTGCTACTGTCATGGTTCTCCCTTGGATCGGTTATTTCGTCGCCCCATTCGCGCATGGGTCTGTACACCGGAACTTTATTGCGAATATATGGTTTTGGAACGACTTTTTGAGTCTTCTCAGCTTCTAGCCGAGCAGCAAGCGCTTTCTCAAGCTTATCTTGGATATTCATGCTTAAGCCTTTGGCAAAAGAAATGGAGGTATGTCCGCAAGATGGACATGAAAAATGCGTCGTCCATAGGGTAGTCGTAGACCTTAGGCGGTTTGCCATGCTTATTTAAATGCACAAAGTATACCTTTTTGATATCGTAGCCAGCTTTTTTGGCCAAGTATGCATAGGCGGACCCCTGAGCCATCCACGTCTTTGATGGTTGCGATGACGTCTTTAAGTCGATGATAGCCAAGCCGTCTGGGGTGTCAAGGATGAAGTCAACTTGCCCTGTCACTTGCAAATCGTCGCACCAAAAGCGCTTCTCCATCTCCACAATGGGGTCTGCTGTTTCAAACCACTTCTTAAAGCTTTCCACATAGCCCCACACTTCATCTTCAATACCAAGAGGTGGCACACCAGATGCGATGGCTTCGCAGATCTTGTGCACTTTTGTACCGCGTTCCGCGGCGTGGGCTACCACAGAAGGATCGATATCACGCAACCCAGAGAATGGGTAAAGAATCGTAGTGACTCGTATGTAATCTTCTCTTGCAATCGGTGGTGCCATCTACTACATTTCCTTGTGTTACGGTTGGTGAGATGGCTTGTTACGGATTAAAATCTTTACAATACACCCATACCGTTGCAACATCAAGGTTTTTACACAACGAGGACATATGCTTAAGATCGAGAAGTTTACGCCTAAGCCAATAGGCAACAGCGTCGGCAAAATTTTAATCCGCTACCACGCCCTTATCATGAGGTGCGAGCTGATGGTGTGGAAGAAGGAATCTCTTTGGATCAAGATGCCAGAAGTTTGGGTGACACCTGAAAAGAAGAAACAGTTTTGCTTCTGGCCAGCGAAGCCCATATCGGATGGTTTCCAATTCCAAGTGTTGCAACTGCTGAAAGACGAGCACGCAATCGACTTGGAACAAGCGCTTTGCATCTTACAAGGCGCCAAGAAAAAGAAGTCGGCAAAGAAAAAGCTGGACGACAAACAAAATTAGGATTAGCGTTGAAAAAAAAGACCCGAGCTTTAGCCCGGGTCAACGCAAAACAGACAACCACGAAAAAGGTTGCTCGGACTGATGTTATTACCATTAATAGCATTAATCTAGCATTAGCGGAATAGCACTACAGAACTTGGCGGTTCGTTGCTATTCTATCGTGGTTGTCTGTTTTGCGTCTACAGTAAAGTTTTTTTACGGTGCAAAATGGATCTACATCATATCTCCACACAAGAAGTGCTCGAACGCATATCGCGACATTGTCCAGAAGCGATGAGTACTTACATCCAAATCATCAACAGAACCGAGGACTGTGTTGCCCATTTCGATCGTGAGATGGTTGACATCGACATGTCTGAGGAGTGGCCCGACTTCATGCGTAACATCAAGAAATTGGCTCGTGAAGGGCTTATCGAATGGCACCCCCTGGGCGACGACATTTGCGTGAGGTTATGTGGCTATGACGAAGACGAATAAGTGGGCCCGAATGTGCAGCAAATGCCAACGCCTTCTTGATGCTCGCTTGGACTTCTACTTCTACAAGGGCAAGCCAAGAGGGAATTGCAAGAAGTGTTGCATTGCATATGTCAGCGCAAGACAGAAAGCGTTAGGTCCCAAGAAGTTAGATTACTTCCAACATCTAGCAAAGTGCGAAGCAGCACGCCAATATTACCAAGACAACAAAGAGAAGTACGCTAAGTACCGAGCTACGTTCTTGGCTAAGCACCCGGGTTACTTCAAGGACTATTATGAAAAGCATAAGCAGAAATAAGAAACCCCGCGTTGTAGGCGGGGCTGAGAACAAAACATCCATGCAAGGAGTTTGACATGACTATACCAAAGCAGCCAATTAGAGACAACCAACCCACTATCCAACGCGGGCGACATGACAGGGAGCACCCCTACGTCATCATAGCGCGTTCTTCTATGCAAGACCTTACCATTTCCTTTAAAGCCAGAGGTCTGTTGGCGTACCTACTTACAATGCCCGATGACTGGAAGACCAGCGTTAGGCAGGTAGCCCAAGCCAATGGCGTTGGCAAAGACCAAGTTTACTCTGCTTTGAAAGAGTTGATCGAGGCGGGCTATGCGGCTCGCATCGAAACGAAGGACGAAGCAGGCAGATTCTTGACTTCCGTCTACGAGTTTTACGAGGAAAAGCGGATTCAAAAAAAGACAACCGTGTCTGGAAATCCCGATACGGAAGTTCCCGATACGGCAAGTCCCGACGAGGAAACCCCGACACTACTAAATAGTAACCTAACAGAAGAAGGAAGTACCAAGGAAGAAGGTAGTAGAGTCTTAGGAAAAGGAAGAGTATCTAGTAACCTTTCTGCTCCGACCGACTCGCAAGCTCGTCCGGTCGGAGCTGCCGGGCCGCCGAAGTTGGCATTCTGCTTCACCTCAAATTCGTTCGTCGGCATTACCGAGCAAGATCGTGCCGACTGGCGTCTTGCTTACCCTTCCGTCAAGCTTGATGCTGAGCTAGCGGCCATGCGCCAATGGCTGTTGGGCAATCCAGCCAAAAGCCATAAAACTCTTTGGCGTAAGTTCATCATCGGCTGGCTGCAGAAAGCTCAAGCTCGGGCTGTACAGACCGAGGCCTACGCCTCTCAAGCCAAGAAAGGCAAAAGCCGTGAGACGTTCGATGCTCAAGGTAACTCACACTTAAAGCCTTATGAGGGACTCTTCTAATGAACCACCTCAACAAGTTCGTGCCAACGATTGCCGACCTTGATACCGTTGTTCATGGCTTGGTAGACGGAAATATTTACTACTTCCCGATTCCAACTTTGGTTCGCGACATCAAGTGCGCCTACTGCGGTGGCAACTCAGGTTATACTTGCCTCGATTATCCCGAGCTTCGAGAAAAAGCTCGAAAGGTGTGGTTTTGCGAAAACTCACTGTGCTTCGCTAGAATCGCACAAGATGGACTTACCCATCAAACCATACAGACCCGTGTTAGTAAACTCAACCTTGAGGCTTATGGGTGCCTTCCTGAGCATCGGAATGCCGAGCTTATCAACTGCGACCTCAGTTTGTCCCAAAAAAGCGAGCTTTCGGCTTATGCGAAAAGCGCCAATGGGTTCTTGTTGTTTTCCGGAATTGCAGGCGTCGGCAAAACCTATACTGCATGCGCCGTGCTGCGGGCTTGCTTGGAAAATAACCCAAAGCTGTCGGCAAAGTTCTGCATGTTTTGCGATTTCTATTATCTTTTTCTTGAGCAGCCGAAGCTTGAAGAGTGCACGAGTACATTTGTTGCTAAGTATGCGGAGATCGACGTATTAGTTCTTGATGATATGGGCATGAGAGCGCCAACAGATCCATTTCTTGATGTTTTGTTCTCGATACTTTCCAAGAGGTTGTCGAGTAGAAGATCAACCATAATAACCACCAACTACAGCGCGCACGAGATTGGCGAACGGTTTACAGCAGCCGTTCTAAGCCGCTTAACATCAGGCATTTTGATGAAGTTGGTGGGCAAAGACAAACGAACCAATAGGGATTTTTGATGTACTTTGACAAGTTCCAAACCCAAGAAGAAGTCCGCGCTCGGTATCGGCGATGGGCAAAGATGGTTCATCCCGACGTAGGGGGCGACCACGAAATCATGCAAGAAATTAACGCGGAGTATGAGTTAAAGTTGGCGGAACTCGACGAAGAGAAGAGCAATCCCTTTAAAGGTTATCATAATTCTGACCCTTTCCGCCAGCCGAAGAAGCACGTGTATGAGCCACCAAAGCAGAAGCCAAATCCAGCCAGAAGCGACAACATGGATTCGATCATCAAGGTCAAAGCCGTATTGGCTTGGGCGCAAGAACACCCCAGCTTTGATACGGCGTTCATGGAATCACTTAGCGAACGCCTCCTTGAAGGACGATCTCTTACAGAGGGGCAATCAACATCGTTGAACAACATCATCAAGCGCTTTAAAATCAACATACAGGAGTGGTCATGATAGAAATCAAAAACGTTGTAGGTGTGAAAAAGGGGGCTTGGCTTGCCAGCTGTGACGTACACGTAAAACCTTGGAAATACACGTTCAAGAAGGTAAAGGTATTCCAGAAGGGAGAAAATCGTTGGGTTGGACTTCCTACAAGCCAATACACCAATAGCACGACGGGTGAAGTGAAATACGAAGAGACAGGTGAGTTCGATACACCCGCTATACTGACTTCGTTTCGCAACCAAGTTATGGCGGCTTTCGACAAGTATCAAGAGGAAAACCCCGAACTTAAACCCGAAGACGCCGTAAAAGAAGACGATTTTTGCCCATTTTAGCCAAGCGCATGCGGCGCCGCACCTGCCGCGGCGCGCGCACGCGCATAATAGTATTGCCGGAGGTATATGGTAACAACGTACGAATTGCATGACACCATGCTTGAGCTGATGACGCAGATGAAAGCGCATAACGAGTTCTTGCGAAAGTTGACGGAGATTAATGCGAATGTTGAAGACACGTTGATGAACGTGCTCTTGGCGATCCGTCAAAACGAGTACTTGCAAGCGCATTATCCAGCTCAATGCGGGGCAAAGGAAATGATGGTAGTGGGTACTCATCCATTGGCCCATAAACGGGAGATACCATGAGCGAAGTGGCGGAGCGCATTGAAAAACGCATCAAATGGATTCAACGCAACATTGCGCCGGACGACATCTACATGTTTGCCGAGCAAGCGTTAATGGGAGCGGAGTTTTTTATGGGATTGTGGGCTCATGGCAAGAATTTGACCGAGGAGTGTGGCAGATGTCCGCTTCTCGGTCAATGGCTCAACAACATTGCGGGGTTCCGCTATTTGCGCGACAAAGACCAAGATTGCAAGATCAACTTAGAGTTTAAGGTGTTGGAGCATTTCGAGGACCCATGCGAATAATCATACCAGGAGATCCCATACCCCAAGGGCGTATGCGCCATGCGACTTGGGGAGGGCATGGGCATTTGTATGACCCCAACTCGAAAGACAAGGTGTTGGTTCGTAAGTATCTAAGCGCCAATTACAAGCACGAACATTATGAGTACCCGGAAGTAAGCTTTATCTTTGGGATGCCAATACCCGCATCGATGGCGAAGTGGATGCAATCGCTTTGCAGAAATGGAGTTGTAAGACATGCCAAAAAGCCCGACGTAGACAACTTGGTGAAGTTTTATTTGGACGTAATGGACGGCATAGTCTTCACGCAAGATTCGAAGATATCTCTTGGTTATTGCGTAAAGATCTATGCCCCATATAGTGGAGTTATTGCCGTCATTCGGGAGCGTCAACAGGTGATTTCTTGTGACGAGGTGAACGTTGAGACTTGGGAGTCGTGCCAGATTTTGGCTTCCGCAACTTGCCCCCTTGTATCTCCGCCAACATCGAATCTTTAGTCATCTGCGTACGTTCCAGCACATTCTCAATTTGCGTTTCTAGATCTTGGTATAGCCCAAGCAATCGCCATATGATGTTATTGCATTGCTCCGACTCCGCATCGTCCAAAAACCCAAGCTTAAGCGCTTGTCGTTGGTAGCTCTCCAGTGACTTGCAAGAGATCATCGCCATAAGTGTCGCGATGCCATAATGCTCGATGGTCTTCATCGATGAAGCTTTTAACAGGGTCTTATCTATCATTTTAACTCCGGAGGAGGGGCGGATTGTACCTCGAAGGTAAACCCAAGGTTTTTCAATTGTTGCACTTGCTGAGCAGACAAACACTTAAGTGGGCGTGTAGGCCTTAAGAAGTGGAAAAACCGTTGCGCCCATGCATCGCCAGCATAGAACAAATCGCGCCCCCATAAAGAGCGGTGGACCACCTTAATTAGCATGAAGCCTCCTAATATTTTTTTGCATTTCTTCTTCTTTTAGTTGTTTGTAGACAATGGAAGCCTTTCGCGGCCTGAATTCATAGTCGACTTGAAGGGGTTCTCCCTCACGGTTGTACATTGTCGCCAATGACGACATGTACACATCTGCAACTTGCACGTCGTAGCCCTTCAGAATTGCTTTAAACTCGTCCGGGTCTTCCGGGTTTTGCGCGTATAAGTAACAGCGCCAGCCGCTGCAATAGTCGCACAGAACGGCTTCAACGCGGCAGTCCATCGATTCCGCGCGCGGCCAATTTGCTTGTAAACGTTGTTGAACATATTTTGTTAACATGATACCCCAAAGCCCCGGCTTCAACCGGGGCGCATTAAGTTATTCCGATTTCGCAAGTTCCATCGGCATGATGTTCTTCATGATCAACACGGCCTTGACGATAGCCACGTCCTTTTCGATGGTTCGCATCTCTCTTTCCAAGTCGTTAAACTTGCCATTAAGCCACAAGAACGATGCGCAAAACGCCGTCACTATAGCAATCAGGTTGACTAGCCCACTTTGTTCTTTAAACCATTTCATGTTAACCCTTGGTTATTGATCCGCGAAAGACAACGTCCCCCGCGGTATCGGTTATCGTAAAAAGCAAGTCGGTAATAACTTGTTCACGAGCCCATTGGCGCGCCGCTATCCGTGCCGCGGCCAGCGGGCCTTTGTAGGTCTTCACTTGCTCCAGCTTTTGCCCATGCAAGTGGATTTTATACGTTGTTTCCACAGTCACCTAAAATCTTTAGTTGTTGTATCTGTGCTAGGTACAGCTGATCCCAAAAATAGGGCAGCGGATCACGTGATAAGTACAAGTCTTGCAAGCGGTTTAACCGCTCTTGCGCCTCATTAGACGTCGTGTTATGTTGTTGTTGCATATCGTCCTTTGCCGGGATCTCACCCCCGGCCTTTTGTTTGTGTTTTGGGCCGTCACCTCGACGGCCTTTTTTATCAGCTCCACAGAACGTGGACGGCGTTGTTTGCCGTCACGGTAAAAATAGTTCCCTCCATTTCTTGGTCATGGCCATAACTTGCATAGTCGAAGTAGCACGCCAAGTTTTGCGGCAAGTTAATAGATCCCGTGTCTTCTAAAAAGCTTTCAGCCCAATGTGCCAAGCTTGGGTACTTGCCTTGATAATTGTCTTCGATGTAGGCAATTGCTTCCCTGGCGTCGATTGAAAAGTTATCGCAAACGCCCTCAATTAAGTCATAGTCGTACTCACTCTTTGCAAGCGTTTGCACGTGGTCGCAGAGTTCTTCGAGGTCTGGATTTTCACCCCATTGACTCGAGTTAAAACCGTCGTAGTCGTGGATAGCCCATTCTTCCGCGTTCGGTTCCGGGGAATCGGCAAGCATAGCCGCTATATCCGCGCGCAACGCGTCTACGTCACCCGTTACGTCTAGCCAGCGGCCGTGAAGTAAGCCATTGTTATACGCCGCCAAACAAGCCGCGTATACGCGGAATTGGCTTGTTGTTGTTGTTGTCATAATCTCACCTATTTGTTTGTGTTAGGCTTAAGAAAGCCCCGCCGCGCTCAAGTGTTTGAGCGCGGGAAGGCGGCTTAACCGTTAGGGCCGCTGTCATTTAAGAAAAGGTCGCTAGGGATAACATAGTCTACCACGTAAACAAAGTCCTCGTATGTAGGCCCATTAGGGGGTTTGCAACCAAGTTGCTCATACATCCCCCATTCCTCTTCTGTTTGCGCGTCTAGAATAGGGAAGGCCTTTTCTCTTGCCTCTTCATCATTCCATGCCTTGATGCAAAGGGTCAGCCAGTGGCCACTGTTTGAGGCTTTTACTTCATAAAATTGCATACTTTACCTATTTTGTTATGTGTAGTGATCTTAAGCAGATCCCCCCGCTTGCAAGTTATTGCAAGCGGGAAGGCGGCTTAATCTACGGAGTTAGAGCAGCCCGCGTATATCTCCGCGCTTGCACGACACGCTTGCCGCTCCGCCGCCTCTTCTACGTAATCCATTACTTTATTGGCGGCCTCGTAATAAGATAAGCCTTGGCTTATCTCAAAATCGATATACCATTGTATTTCTTCATCTGTCATGCCTTACCTATATTAAGGGGTTGAATTACCCCCGCCGCCTAGTTATAGGCGGCGGGTAGAAAGCTTAGCTGTACTTGCTAAAGCGGGCCTTGATATCGCTATAGGCCGCTAATTTGCCAGAACAGTTCTCTAGCGCTAACTCGAGTTCAACGCGTTTTTCCGCGTCAACCGGGCGGCCGCAATAGTTGCCTGTTTGCAAGCTATAGGTTATAGCCATCATCGCGTCACCGTATTTGCGGATATTTGCGCCAGCTTCTACCAATATTTCTTCTATGGGGTTGATGCATGTAATCATAGTCTCACCTAAAGTTTTGAGTTTACGAGCTTAATTTGCCCCCGCCGCCCCGCAAGCAAGTTGAGGGGCGGCAAGCGCAATTAAGCGCAAAGGTGATATGTCGAGATAACTTGCAACATCAAGGTGTTGCGTATAGCCCATGTAGGGTTAAAATTGATGCATCAGCGCCGCTCGACCTTACAGGTGCCCGCTACAGCTAGACTAGTAGCGGATTGCATCGGGAGCTTGCGTTGATACCACTACTATACCATACCGTATACTTACACGCAAGCCTTATTGTGTGTACGCAACAGAAAGGCGTTCACATCAACGCCAGGACGGTGTTTAAAAAACCCACTTGACAAATGACGCAATCATGTGGTAGGGTGGCGGTATAATCACGCTTGACGGCCCCCACTACGCCCGGGGCGAGGGCGCATGTAAATGTAGCGATACGGTGTAAAGCAAATGTTTAAACGGATGCAAGGCAAGCAACTCGCAGAACGCGCTGCAAGACCGCACCAAGGCATTCCATATGATGCAGAGGTCCTTGTTCAACTGATACACACTCACAAAGGGAATGTCTCGCGTATCGCGTATAGTATAGGTGCTACACGTAGCGCTGTAAGCGAAGCAATTCACCGAAACCCCGTCACAAAGCAAGCCTTGGTGGATTCTAGAGAGAGATGGATTGATGATATCGAGGTGTCAGTACTTCAGAGGGCACAAGAAGGCACTGATACGCAGCTGCAGAAGTTCGTGCTTCAGACGCAAGCCAAGCATAGGGGGTGGAGTGATGATTCGAATAAGGAAATCGCTTCCACTCTAGCCCGTGAGGCGTTCGACTTTGTCGTGAATAGGTCTAAGAACCCCGCAGACCGCAAGCCCTCTACACCCGCTTAACAGCGGCCTCGTCGTTCAACTTCTACAAATCGCCCCTACAGTCATATCAGAGCAAGATGCAAAGCAACATAACTGATGTTATCAGACATCTACTTTGTTCTTGAAAGTAGATGGGAGTCCCAACCCCAACCAAACACCAGCCCGCGCGCAAAGACGAAACCTTAGCGGTACCGGTACTTGCCAACGGATTATCTCCTGCCCTCAAACACATTTACCTCAAGTTCTGGCTTTGAAAAAAACATCTTGTGTTTGTTGCGAGCGTTGCCTTTGGTCACACGTAATCCAAGTTTTGGTTCTGGTAAAAAATTTTCTGTGGTTGTGCGTGTAAAAAAATTTACTACATGTGGTATGGTGGCGAGTTGGGGGTGGGTATGTGGTTGGTGTTGATGTGGATGTATGTGGTGTTTGTGGAGGTGACGAGATGATGGGTGGATGCGAACGCTAGAAATGGGGCATTAGATGAATGAAGAGATGAAAACAACTACATGCTGTGTGCCGCAGATACGGCAACAATTCGATGCGGAGATGTTGAAGAGCCCTGTGGGTATGGCACCCCCTGGGTATTACCGGTGTCTGTACGAAGATCGTATCAAGCAGCGGTATAAGATGGGTGGCCGTAAGCACAAAGATTTCGAGATGCTGATGGAACGATACGAGGTATTATATGGGTGGAAGATTGCAGAAACCGCGTACAAACAAACAAAAGAGAAAGCGTTGGCGCAAAGACCCGCTAAACCAGTTGAGGCGATCAATTGCTTTAGGGGTGAGTTGGGAAGAGTCGTTCGGAGGGCTTTTCGGATGCTGCACGACGATACCTAGTTGTGGTGAAACTATTTGTTTCCGTAGATACGAACAACTGCCTGTGGGGACTGATTGGAATTATAAGTGGTGGGTAGATGAAGATGGATGAGGTGATGGGTTGGCTTAAGAACAAAGACAACTTGATCTTGGTATTGGGTTGGTCTATTTGGTTGGTGTTGATGTTGATTGTGGTATGCACGCCCCAAGTTCGTCGATGGACGGAAGTTGGTCGTATATTGGAGTTGGAGAGACGGGTTGAGGCATTGGAGAAGAGATGAACACGTGGATTAAATTCTTGGTTAATGCCTTGGCGACGGTATGCATGTTGTCGGTGATGGTGATATTGGTGGCGATTATGTTTATGCGTTTGTAATGGATTGGAGATAAAGTGAATGGTCTGGATCTATTTAGCGGAATCGGGGGGATGTCGCTCGCCTTGCGAGAGTGGGTCAGACCCATTGCCTATTGCGAGTGCGACCCCTACTGTCAAGCGGTACTGTTGTCTCGAATGGATACCAAACAGATCACTAACGCCCCTATCTGGGATGACGTGCGTACATTCGGGGTCGAGTCAGGGGTATTTCCTAGACGATTCGTTGATTGCATTTACGGCGGCTTCCCTTGCCAAGATATCTCAATTGCGGGCGCTGGACGTGGCTTGGATGGCGAGCGAAGCGGCTTATTCTTCGAGGTCGTGCGCTTGGCCAAACAAGTCGAGCCCTCGTGGATATTCTTGGAAAATGTCCCTGCTATCACAAGCCGTGGGGGACTGCGAGTCGTTGGAGAAATTACCGAGTTGGGGTATGACTGTCGATGGTGTGTTATATCCGCTGCGTCCGTTGGAGCGTTACACAGACGGCAGAGGTGGTTCTTATTGGCCCACACCAAAGGCGCGGGATGGCTCACCAGCTGGGATGCTAAGCGAATCGAAGCGAAACAACCCGAGTCTGCCATATCGGATATGGGCGATCACTGGTCGCAAAATGAACCTGGAATGGTTGGAGTGGTTGATGGGGTACCCCGCCGGATGGACAGAACTAAAGCCTTGGGCAATGCAGTGGTTCCAGAGCAAGCGCGGCAAGCGTTCAAGTTGTTGATGGGGTTGTGAACCAACCCACCGCCTCTAACTATTAAGAGGTATTTGTATAGATCTCTTCTTCATCTTCTGTCTATGTGGAGATGTTGACAAGTGCCACTTCTACGAGACAAACGGGTGTTCGCAACTTGTTCAAGAGCTGTTGATGGGTGTTGACAAGTTGGGATTGATGTAAAGCCTTGGTTTGGATATAACCAAGATGTTGATAACCCCTGTTTATAAGGTAACCGTATGAAGAAACCGAAGAAGATGTTGGAGCGAGTCGAGAAGAAAGTCGACAACTTGCAGAAGATGGAGAAGCGTGAAGAGAAGTCGGAGAAGAAAGAAGAAAAGAAGCCCGTGAAGAAGAGGGGATAACATGGAAAAGAGATACGCGCTATTGGTTGATGAAGTTGGCATTGCGATGTTGAACCACTTGACGGGTGGCAAACTTCAATTCGTTGAGCTGCAATTTATGCCTTTGGATGGCAACCCAGATCTGGCGGTGGTGGTGTCACCTATTGCAAGGCCTATGCCAACGGAAGAAGTCGAAAAGCCGATTGCTTGTTGCGAATCGGAGATTGGTTGATGGATGACGAAGAACATAATCTAAGCGTAAATCGCTTTCTGGGTGAGATTCGCGACATATGTGCCAAATATGAGTCCCCCGTCTGCGTTGCGGCATTTGTGTATTTGCTATGTACAACAGCCCCAAGCAAAGAACAGTTGTTTAAGTTGCTAGAACAAGCGTGGGGTTACTACAATGGAAGCGCCTCTAAAGAAGTGCAATAAATGCGGCTTGGAACAACATGTCGTTGAGTTCCGCACGGAGACACGCCATACGTGCCGTACTTGCATTCGTAAGTACCAAAAGGAGTACCGTGATGCAAATTCCCAGCTGACGAAATGGTCTAAGAACAACCGTCAATATGCAAATGGCTTCAACTACAAAGATGAACTATGAATCACAACCACAGAGATGAGCTATGACTTACATACGTCGGTTAGAAGATATGGGCGTCATCCGCGAGAAGTTGCGGGTGTGCTTGCAAAGCGAGTTGTTTAACGTCTCCAAGCACGACCCGAAGTGGGAGTCCGAATATGAACGTGAAGCCGATCTTCTTGAAGATGTACGTCTACAAGCCGTGTATCTTTGTGAAGAGCTGTGGAAGATTTATATGATCGCCAACAACAGCGGTTTGGATGAAGATGCCTAACATACCTACTTGCCCCAAATGCCATCGTTTGATGGTGTTGATTCTTTGTGACCAGCGTTACCACTTCGTGTGCCCAGAATGCGATGAAGCGGAGGCGACATGAACTCTAACATACCACTCTACTTGCCCGGCGATCCGCCAATCCCACCCCAACCCGCAGATGAGTACCCCGTTAACCCCGACGACTCGTTAAGCCACTTTATAACGCGCCAGTTGACGCCAGAAGCGATAACCAACACCTTACCCATGGTCGTAACGATAACCGCGCATGGGCTTTCTAATGGGCAAGCAATACGGTGTACGAAGTTCATCACCGTTCCATTGGCTCTTGCCACTGGCATGCAACAACTTAACAACCGCCAATTCTACGTGCAACAAGCGACAACCAACACTTTCCAACTCTACGACGCCAATGCGCAACCCATAGATGGGCGTAACTTCACGCCATATATCTCTGGTGGGCAGATGACGGTTGTTGGTGAAGCGCTCTTCACGCAGAACCCACCGTTTCATCCGCCTCCGGGCGTACCAGATCCATTTACATGATGACGCGGATTGGTGAATTTACCGGCTGATACCGCTCGTTTACGTGACTTGCATTGCAATATATGCGGCAAGTTTGCGTGGTGGGGTCATAGATGTGCATTTGTCCGTAAGCCTCGTGAATATGGCCGAAAACATGCAACTTTGGCCTTATTCTTAGCTCAATTTGGTCGTATAACGAAGAGCTACCCACATTTTTACCGTTAACCGTCGCATCCAAGATGTACTTTGGCGGGCTGTGAGTGGCCAAGATGTCGATGCCAGTGGGTATCAAGTCCCACTTCTCTGCTAACTCCTCTTCGGTGTCCAAGCAGAACGCCTTGCAATGGGGGTTCATGCCTTCGAACGAGCTCGTCCAAGGCGAGCCCCAGATCTTCAGGCCCTCGAACTCGCAACCCGAGTCGCAGAGGTATGTGGCATATGAAATTTGCTCGCGAGTTGTTGTTTTGTATCCTGAAAAGTACCAAGGCCCACCGCCCTCGCGTGCTAATGCGTTGTCATGGTTGCCGGCTACAACAATCTTCATAGCATAGTCTTGTTCATATAACCAACGTTTGAAAGCAGAGACTTCTTGCCAACCGTCCGTAGCCGTCAGGTCGCCCGCCACTATCAGCAGATCGCCACCTTCCAACTTGGGGTAATGTCCATGGAGATCGCTAATCGCGGTAATTAGCATAGCCACCACCGCAGCATCTGCACGACTAGCGATAACGATATTCCAGTCCATAAGCCATAGCAAAAGCCTTGGTCATAGCCAGCGCTTCTGCAAAGATGCTCGTAATCTAACAGGTGTTGTTCAAAACTTTTAACGTCCTCTGTCATATCAACCTTCATCATCAAGTTATAACCCTGCGTAAGTTAAGAACATGCAGGAATCGAACCTGCTTAGTAGGGCTATCCTCCCTGCCTCACCATTTGGCTTATGTTCCATAGCCACATGTCAGAATTGCACTGACGACCTACTAATTAACTAGCGCCTCTCTTGCGAGTAGACGGCTTTCAGCGCTCTACTACTGAGCTAATGTGGCAAAATGCCTGCTTTGGAGCGACCAGGCGCAGGCGACCTAATACTAGACTGATCCTGCCATTCCGATGGTTAACCAAAGGGGAAGCAGGGCACATAACCCTTAGTAGTATCACAGATAGGGGGCCATTATCGAGAGGCCACACGTTCCGCGCGTGGAAAAGATTATGGGTTTTTCACCTCGTACTTGCCCATCTTACATGGGCAATCTTCGGAGTGCATAGTGTACTTCACTTCGCCACGGCAGTAGCCGATCACCTGATAGTATTGGTGGTCGTCTTTTTCGTAATACACCTTGGTATAGGCCTCATGTGGCGCCAAATTCAAGATAATAGCGGCTAAAACAAACATCAGTCGTCCTCATAACTTGGTGGGTTAAATTTGAACAACTTGCCACCGTAAACTAGTTGCCCGACTTCTTCAAGTTGCACGCATTTAGCATAAGGTATTTCCATATCTTCGTGCTTGTTAAGCCATCGGATCAGCATTTCTTTATGCGCATGTAGACCAAGAAGTGGCAAACCCACAGGAAACAGTATCAGCGTTGCAAGCACACATACAGCCAATATGATGTTGCGTTTGTGCTTGGCTATGCTGTCCTCATTTGACAGTAAAAGCACGCCTTGCTCGCGGATATGTCCAAAGTTGTATATGCTCATTTTATATCCGACAAGTCCCAGTGTGCATCGCAAACGGTGTATTCATAAGGCTCCCTGCTTTCTTTTTCTGCCCTTTCAGCAGCTTTTCTCTCGCGTTTTTCTATAGCTTGCTGTTGTGCCTGTTTCAATGCCGTTAACCGTAGCGGGTCGGACTGTTTTTTGTAATGAACCACATCGCCTTTGTAGCAGAGGGAGTAGAACAAATCGTTGTATACCGTCTCTCCGTACTTTTCCAGCCGTACGCAATGCGAATATGGTAGTTCTTTGAAAAACTTGCGGTTGATGTCTCTTATGCGAACTTCTCGCTCTGCTTCTGCGCATACCCACAAACTGCTGATACCAAGGGTAAATATCGTAGATATAGCGGTGGTGGCCAACAAAGCATTTCTCTGATGCTTAACATTTGAGTCTTCACTTGTTAATAACAACACGCCGTTTTCTTTTGCGTGGCCAAAGTTGATTGCTGTCATATTTATTCCTCCATGGCATATTTTAGCCATCTTTTGTGTTGTTCTTCTACTTCCAAAATTCTTACGTGCTTGTCGTAACATAGTTTGCTACAATAATTTTTATTTGCGCGGCCGTCTGTAAAAATCCTTAAGAAGATGGTGTTGCATTTATGCGTACACCAATCACAGATAGGCTTATCCTGTATTTCTGCATGCGTAAACATCAACTCTTCTGGGCATGCATAGGGAACATCATTTGTGTATTGCATACGTTTCCTTGTGGTTGTAAGCATTGTTGCAAATCCTAATTTAAAGGTCAAGCACTTTGTTGCAAATTAAAACTTTTAGTTGGTATAAGTGTGGCATGAGCTACACAGAAATCAACTACAAAGAAAGTCTAGCGTGTTTTGCAAGCCAAGAATGGCGCCTTAACAACTTGTACAAGATTAAGGACAAGGAAGGGCAGATCGTCACCTTCTCCCTTAACGATGCGCAGCGGCAGTTGATGACGCCTCATTATCTCAACATCGTCCTTAAGGCGCGGCAATTGGGTGTTACCACGTTTCATGCGCTCCTCTTCTTGGACACTTGTCTCTTCAACGACAACGTCAACGCCGCTATCGTGGCCGACTCAAAGCCGGTAGCGCGTGAAATCTTCATCGACAAAGTCAAGTTTGCTTATGACAATTTGCCTCAATTTGTTAAGTCATATTGCCCAGCGCACCGTGACAACGTCCACGAGATGCGGTTCTCCAACGGTAGCGTCTTTCGCGTGGCAACCAGCCTAAGAGGTGGAACGCTTCAACTTCTGCACATCACCGAATTTGCAAAAATCTGCCAAGAAAACCCAGCCAAAGCCAACGAAATTATATCCGGGGCGGTTAATGCCGTTCAAGCGGGTCAGTTCATATGTATTGAATCTACTGCTCGGGGACGTGAAGGTCACTTTCATTCGCTATGCAAGGAAGCTCAGCGTCTTAAAGATGCGGGAGCAGAACTTGGCACCCTCGACTGGAAGTTGTGGTTCTTCCCGTGGTGGGAGCATCCAGACTACGCAATAGATTCAACAAATGTCTTGATAACTAAAGAGCACGAAGACTATTTTGAAGGTCTAGCGTGTAAAGGTATTTCTTTATCTCCTCAACAGAAAGCTTGGTACGTCAAGAAGATGCAGACTCAAGGCGACTACATGAAGCGGGAGTATCCGTCTACTCCTGAAGAAGCCTTTGAGTCTGCCAACGAAGGCCTCTACTTTGCCAGACTTATGTCCATCGCCCGTCAAGAGAAGCGAATTTGTCATCTGCCGTATGACGAAAACGCGCGTACGTACACGGCATGGGATATTGGAATCGGTGATAGCTGTGCGATATGGGTGTACCAGCTTGTCGGTAAAGAGATCCATCTCATCGACTATTACGAAAACTCCGACGAAGCCCTTGCCCACTACGTCAAGTGGCTTAAGTCGAAGCCGTACATCTACGAGAAACACATTATGCCACATGACGCGGGCTCGCGCTCAGCGCAGAGTGGCAAAAGTTACGCCGACATCGGCCGAGAGCTTGGACTGAAGATAGAGGTCCTCTCTCGCGACCTGAACGAGCTCTTTGGCATCGAGTGTTTACGCAATACCATCCCGCGTATGTTCTTCGACTATGCGAAATGTGAGAAGGGAATCAAAGCCGTAGAGGCTTTCCGCAAGGAGTGGAACGAAAAGATGGGCTGTTACCGAGAGAAAAGTTACCACGACTGGGCGTCTCATGGTTCCAAAGCCTTGATCTATTGCGCAGAAGCAGTTCAAAGAAGTAACGCCTCATCGGGCATGTCTGCAGAAGAATGGAATCGCATGCGGAGAGAGTGGATTTAATGGCTACAACAACAATAACGCCGAAGCTTACCGTGACTTGCTGCAATTCGTTCACCCACTTCACGATGGTGTCTAGATGATGACTTCATCGATGATTGCTGATCCGGTGGCAAGGTTTAATTCCTTCTATTACAACGCTTTTCGCACTTGGGGCACTTATTACGCTGAAGCCTACCGGGATTTACGAGCATATGCAGGCGACAACTGGACAGCACTTGAACGAACCAAGCTTGAACGCCAAAACCGTATGGTCTTGGAACTCAACAAGATCCGTCGTGTGGTCAACTTATACTCGGGTTATGAACGTGAAAACCGCTTGCAGACGGTGGTTACTCCGGTCGAAGGCTCAGACGAAGTCGCAGCAGATCAGTTTTCCAACGTCATGTACTACGTCTATGAAAAGGGAAACGCCGACTATATCTTCTCAGAAAGCTTCGAGCATGCCCTTAAGACGGGTCTATCGATTGTCGGCATCTACATGGACTACTCTAAGGACAAGGTCAATGGGGATATCAAGTTTTACCACAAGCCCTTCAACGCTCTCATCTTAGACCCCTATTTCACTAAGCGCGACTTATCCGATTGTGACCAAGCCGCTACACGCGACCTGATGAGCAAAGAGCAGATCAAAGCTTTATTGCCTTGGGTTGATCCCGAAGAAATCGACAAGTTGCCCACTGGCATACGTGACAACAAATACCAGTACCTTGGCATCTATCGTCAGTACAACAGCTCGTACATAGCTCAATTTCTTTGCACGTACGACCAGTACTGGGTGCGCATCAACAAGCCGCAGAAGTACTTGATCGACATGGACACCGGTGTCACCGAAGAGTGGGAAGGCACACCAGAAGAAGAACGAGAACTGAAGAAGACGCTTAAGTATACGCCTGGTGTTCAGCTCGTAAACGAGTACAAGCGCTCGGTGCAGCTAAACATCATTGTTGGTGGAAAGTTACTTTACAGCGGCCCCGATCCAACTGGCTTGGACACCTATCCGTTTATGCCCATTATTTTGTACCACGAGCCTTTGATCGATGTCTACAACTTGAAGATACAAGGCCTTGTTCGATCTGTACGCGATGCCCAGCGCCAGTACAACCGCCGTCATAGCCAGATCATTGACCTTATGGAAAGTATCGTCAATACAGGATGGATAACAAAGAACGGTGCTGTCCTTGATCCCACCATGCTTATGCAAGCGGGGCAAGGGCGTCAGATCGTTGTTAACGAGGGGTTTGATGTTAATGCAGACGTACGAGAGATCAGTCCGCCACAGATTCCACCGGGTTACCTACAGTACCAAGATATCATCGACAAAAACATCATGGAGATTCCTGGCGCGTCTGATGAGCTTTTGGGTCTTTCCTCAGTTGGGGATTCTCAGGTGTCCGGAAAGCTTGCCGAAGTGCGTGCTTCCAACGGTCTCAAAGGTAATCGAGGAATCTTCGACAATTTAGAGCAGACGAAGAAGTACGTAGGCATGTTAGTTCTTGAATGCATCCAGAAGAACTACAGCCCTGGCAAAATTCAACGCATCATCAATGAAGAGCCGCATCCAGAGATTTTATCTGGCCAGTTCGGCGAATACGATTGTGCCATCAAAAAAGCCGTTAAGACTACCACTCAACGAGAAGCATACTACTATCAGCTGCTTCAACTCATTCAACTGGGAGCCCCCATACCCTGGGAAGACGTTCTTGAAGCAGCTCCTTTGCAAGGAAAGCGTATCTTGCTTCAGAAGATGGCGCAAGCAAGTCAAAAAGCCGAGGAAGCGCAAGAGAAACAAGACGAGTTGGAACAGCTGCAGAAGATGGTCACTATTTCTCAAATCGACCAAGCATCCGCTTTGGCTCAAGAGCGGAGAGCGCGCGTCCTTGCGGATATCGGCTTGGCAAAAGAGCGCATATCAGAAGGCGAGCAGAATTACGCCAAAGCATTCTTGGATAACGTCAAAGCCGTGGCAGAGATACAAGACATTCCCCGCAAACGTCTGTTGGATGTAATCGAGCTTTCGGCGAACTTGAAGCAAAAGCATAAAGAGCAAGTTGATCAGCAGCTCGCTGAAGATGCCGCAAGGATACCAAAAGAAACTTAACAGGAGGCTGTATGGCTTATGGTAAAGGCACGGCACATGCCAACAAAATGATGCCAAATATGAGCACTTATGGTGGTCAGGAAAGCCCTGGATATCATCCACCATCTGGAAGCGCTGGTTCTGCTGCTTATGGCATGTATGGACATAAGGGCAATCCGATGAGCGTTCCACAGAAGGGATCTCAAATCCCTGCTGGTTATGGCAACGCAGATTTCCACAAAGCTCAGAGCAATAAAAACGCTCAGCTTGTTAAAGAAAACCTTCGTGGTAAGGCTTGTTAATGTGTGTTACTACTGCCCATGAATACATGCGGAAGCATGTAGAGGCTAGAGACCACCTTGTGAAGATCTTCGACAGACTTATGGAGAAGATTTTGGTGGATAACGCCCACAAGGACGTCTACTGGATCTTGGGCAAATCTAAGTGCATACGCAAGCGGGGAGTGGATATCATACGTCCCTTCTTGCAGGCGTGTGATGAAAAACCGGGGGTCGTCAAGGATTCTTTCGTCTATGAAGTTGACAATAGACGAGGAGTGAAAACGCTGCTATGGGTGTTCCATCCAGGCGGAACTTTATCGTTTCCCACTCTGGGCAAGTCTATAAGCGTCGCCGGCTAACGGGTGGTAAATCTTGCCGCCGAAGTTCGGGCGTAACAACGGGAGTTATATGTCAGAAGAAGAAGAGTCTGTTGTCTCCGAGCAGACAGAAGAGGTCTCAGAGCAGCAAGAAGAACAGAAAATGGTTCCGCTTGCAGCCTTGGAAGCAGAGAGAAGAAAGCGTCACGAAGCCGAAAGCAAAGCCCAGCTTTACCAAGAGCATCTGATGCGTGCTAGTGAGAAGAAAGAGCCTGAAGAGAAAGAAGATCCCGAAGCCTTGATGGAGAAGGGGTATTACCAGAACGACAAGCAGCTCACCAAGCGCGAGATTCTTGAGCAAGTCTACCAAGACATGAATCCCAAGGCGGTCGAAGAGATCAACAAGCATTTAAAACAAATTTTAGAGAAGAAACCGTGGCTCGCCGAATCGATTGACTCAGCTCTCAACAGGTATGCGCGAGCATATGAAATTGTTGAAGACTATAAGCACTTGGTGACAGGCGCTTCAAAGTCTACCTTATCTGATGCTCAGCGGATGGTTCAGAACTCGCAGAAGCCACGCAGCCCAGTTGAAATTGGGAAGTCGGCTCAACCGGGTTCTAAGGAATATTTGAAGAGCATCCAAGGTAAGGCCGAGTTTAGGGAATATCGAAAGAAGGTGTTGAACGGAGAGATCTGAGGTGATTTTTTGCCTCAGGTGTCAACTAAAGCATTTACTTGACCTACACCTAGGAGATAAAAATGGCCGCAGGCACAACAACTACAGTACAAGTTGATCCAGAAGTCAACTTGTACTTCGATAATATTCTATTAGATAGGCATCAACCTTACTACGTTTATGGTTACTTTGCCCAACAGCGTAGAATACCCCAGAAGAACTCCAAGACGGCTTTATTCCGTCGTTTTGACAACTTAGCCGATGCGTTAACACCGCTCACAGAAGGTGTGACGCCTGCTGCCGAGCAAGTTACTAAGTTCGACATCACGGCTGTTGTAAGCCAGTACGGTAGCTCAGAGCAGTTAGCTGCATAACTTTGCCGTATGAAAACTTTTGGTGATTACTTGGAAAGCCTAAACGCCTAACAGGGCGCACGGTAACCAGAGGCAAGGGATTAAGGGATTCCACGATGATTAAGATGTTTCATAGATTGCGCCAGTTGAGAACGAAGGGTTTTGATTTCTTCGGAAGTTGCTCGCTTATGCGCGTTCTCATCAAAGCTTTTTCTGAAACTCAGCATCACCTCAGCATGCTTGTTCTTAATAATGAGATAAGGAAGAATAGCTGTTACAATAGGGGATATTTTGGTTCTATCAAGAACCCATTCATACCTTTGCTTAAACTTGTTGGTAGGTTTGCGAACATATTTCAACCCACCAAAATTATCGACAAGCCAGTCGATGATTTCAAGGTTTGTGTTTACCACGTAAACACGAGAGCTGTAATGAGTAAAGCCATTGCTTGTACGTCGACTAGATCCAATGTAAAAGGTTCCTTCGCCGTCTATGATTCCTGCAAGATAAGCAAGTTGAGCGGTAGTCCACATGAGAACATATCCTCGGATAAAAGGTTTAGTCTTAGGCTAAGCCATATCACGGATATTCTTAATTGTCTAGCCGCAACGACTAAGTCCAGAAGCAACCGAGAGGTTGAAGCGATAGTCTGAACTTACGGGAAACCGTAAGAGGGGAGTCCGAAGAGTCTTCCCCGCAACTAATGCGCCTTGTTTGACAAGTAAACGCTTTAGTTGTCATAAAGTAACAGAGAGAAAGTAGTCGAATTATCAGACGACATCATCGTGACTGTGCAAGATCAAACCGCAAATGAAGTCGCCGATATGCTTGCGCAGAACGCTGCTTCTACTTACGACAAGATCATCCGCAACATGTTGATCGCGACTTCGGCCCAGATCGACTGCCTTAACGGAGTCAACGGCAATGCCATTACTGAGATAACAACTACCGACCTAGAGTTGGCTGTTGATTATTTGGAAGAAAATAACGGTAAGAAGATGAGCCCCAACCAAGAGGGTACCAACGCCTTCGGGACTGCTCCTGTCTGGGCTGCTTATTGGATGGTCATTAACACCGCCCTTAGAAGCGACATTAAGGCTTTGGCAAACTTCTTGCCAACTGCTGACTATCCACGCCAACAATCCGTGCTTGAGGCTGAATTTGGCTCTTGTGATGAAGTTCGTATCGTTAAGACCTCGCAAGGGTATGTAGATCAGACTGTAGCTCCAGCCGTTTATTACAACATGCTGTTTGCTGCCAACTCATACGGCCGCATCGAGATCGACGACCAGTCGATGGAGATGATTATAAAGCCGTTGGGAGCTGGACAAGACCCGTTGAACCAAAGACAGACGATGGGTTGGAAAGGCCGTCTTGGGTGCACCATCTTGGATGATTCCTGGTGCCTAGCATTAAGAAGCACAAAAGCATAAGGAGATTACCATGACTGCACCAATCGGCACAGCCGCAAACGTCCACAACGGCTTACGCGAGTACAGCCAAGTTACCAACAGCTACGGAGGATACTTTCAATCTTCTGGCTCGGCTTACGACCTGACGTTACCGTTCTTCCCAGACCGGTTTGAATGGTGGAACTACACTAAATACGGAACTAACGATCAGAACTTATCTGGCATTTGGTTCCGCGATTTCCCTGCTGGGGATGCGTTAATAGTGCGCAGAGGTACGACAACTCTTACCTCTACACTAGAGACAACCAATGGCATAACAGACGCCTCAACAGATGGTGGTTTCACAAACCAACATCTAGTTATTTCTGGCATAACGGCTGGTGTTGTAACTACAACTACTAACCACAACTTGTCTAACTTAGACCGCGTCATGATTACTAAGGTAATTGGTACCGTGGCGCCTCAAGTTAACAACACAGAATGGGTTGTAGTTGTTTTAAGCGCTACCACCTTCCAGCTATACGACACCTTTGGTGTTCCGATGGTTCAAGTTGGAACTTACACCTCTAGTGGGCAAGTGACGAAGATCAACCCTGCATTGGGAGATACTACTCAAGCTACAAGTCCAGCTTATCCACAGTCGGCCACTATCGACTATCCGCCTGTATACATCTTGACTCTTGGGTCAGCTGTGGTTGGCAACGATAATGATGTGATCTACTTCACGGCATGGCAGTTCAATTCGTATGTCAATATAGGTGATACTGCATAGGCGATGTTGCGTAGGTAATTCCTCTTAGGTATGCTAAAGTTGTACCTAGGAGGTTATATGAAGACATGTAGTAAATGCTCTTGTGAGTATGAAGGTCGTGATTGTAAGCCTTGTAAAGCGGCTTATATGAGGAAGTGGAATGAGGCTAATCCTGACAAGGTGAAGGCTTCAAGAAGTAAGAAGTATTTTGCTCACAAGGCAGACATCAATGAAAAGAACAAAGCTTGGGCACAAGCTAACCCTGAGAAATCAGGTGCCATTAAGAAGGCGTGGAAACTGCGGAACAAAGAAGCCTACTTAACTCAGCAACGTGAGTATGCCAAGAAACGGTATGAAGCTCGTAGAGAAGAGTTGCTCGCAAGTCGAAAGACTCCTGAAGCAAATGAAGTATACAAGGCTTGGAGGGAACAGAATAGAGAGCGCATAAGTCAAGAAAGTCTTGAGAAATACCACTCTAGTCCCGACATCAAGTTGAAGGCTAGTGTTAGAGGAAAGCTTAGGCGAGCTCTCCAAACAGGACAGTTGATGAAGCCCGAGGTTTGTAGCAAGTGTAGTGAGCCAAAAAGATTAGAGGCTCACCATCACGACTACTCCAAGCCGTTAGAAGTGATATGGCTATGCTGCGGATGCCATAGAAAGGTGCACAGCAAGTTTTTTAAGCAACAACAATAACTTCGGGAGGAGGTAACTCCTCCCTAATAGCCCCTGGGGAAACATGAGAAGAAGAGATAAGGCCATTGATGAAGAACTCCAAGTTGAGCCTTTGCAAGAAGAAGCAGCAGAGCGTTCTGTCAAAGAAAAGCCATTTGATATTGATACTTTCCAGATCAAGACGTTGGCGGATTTTGATACGTACAACGCGGCTGCTCGCAAGCTTAAGAGACCTGTGAAGGTGCCAGATGCTTCGTATCACAAGCACGTCAAGGTGAAGTTCCAACGCTTTGACCAACCCGAGAACGTGCTCAAGGTATGGGTTAGGAACAAAGCCATAGACTGGAAAGGTCAACTGAAGCCTGGAAAAATCTACGACCTTCCGATGCCAGTAGTGGCGTTTTTAAACCGCTTGGTGACACCGATCTTTGCTGAAGTTAAGTCCGAAGAAGGTGGTTCAACAATAACCGAGACTAAGCAAGTGGGAGAGCGCAACCGCTTCTCTTGCCAACAGCTGGAGTTTGTATAAATGGCTAAGCCGATTGGTGATCTCATCACAATATTGCGGAATGTCACGGGTCGTATCGACTCGTCAGACCCGTTGTTTACCGACGAGATCATGACGCAATACCTAAGCGATTTCACCAACTTGCTAAGTAGCCAAGAAGTGCGCCTCTTCAAAAATTACACCTGGTGGGAATTCGCCATAAGCGATGCCTCACCAGAGCCATACCCCGTGGACTTGCAAGTTCTTGGTTATTCCACCATTGGACCGCCTGCATATGTTGATGGTTTCGTGTTGTTCTGGTACCAGTCGCCAGCGGAGTTCTTCTCGATCTGGCCTGAGACGCAGACATATCAACCGAGCCGTCCAACTTACGTGCTCTACTACAACAACGAGTTGATCTTCCGCAATCCGCCTAACACGGCATATGACGTCAAGATCGCCGCCTACAAGCTAGAGGTGTTGGCTAATGACGAGCTGAACGAGGACTACGTCTTCCGCTATCTATGCTATGGAGCCGCCCTCGACATCTTCTCGGACTACGGCGAGATGGACAAGTGGCGTGAGATTAAGCCCGTGTTCGACCGTTACCGTGGGCTCGTCTACGCCCGCACCAACCAACAATACCAAAACCAACGTACAGCCCCGGATTTTTAGATGACTTTCGATACAGGCGTGCCAAACTCGGGGCAAAGTCCGGGTTTCTTTCCAGCGCAAAACCAAACCAACATGACGCGGATCAAGGCGAACATCAATGCCGACCATAACTTCTTGGACAACTTTGCCGATGATGAAGGCGCTCATAAGCAGACCACGTTTATCAACAGGCCTAGTGGTTATGTACCTGCGTTTCCTGCTGGGACTAATGCGGTGTTGTATACCTTGTTCGACGCCAACAACGAGTCGCAGTTGCACTATTTCAATGGCGTGACGGATGAAATACTAACGCCCATATCTGGTCTATACCCGATCAAGATACAAGGGCGAACGGTTGGAGCTATAAATAAGTTGGCGTCAGAAGCCGTTACCGGGTTGCCTGCTCAATATACGGGTGCGGGTTATGTATGGATTGATGGCTTAAACAGCTATCAGTATGCCAACGTCTTCTTGATTAACGGCCTGAAGGATACACAGCAAATAGTATCCAAAGATTCAGGACGTGACCATCCAGAGTTTATATTCTCAGGAACCACCCTTAAGGTGCAGAACAACAGCAATCCACCAGCAATACTTTGGTGGTCGCTAATCTTGAACGTGAAGTTATGACCTATACCCCCTACCTAATAGCCAACTACGGCACTGGTTTAGATAAGTCGAGCGAACCTTGGCTTATACCCAACGATGCGCAACAAGAGCTGTTGGATGGGTTTGTCTATAAAGGCGTCATTAACAAACGCGATGGCTACGTGCCATTCGCCAGCGGCCAGAAGGGAATAGCACCTTATACCGAGTCGCGCTTGGTCAACCGCATAGTCGCAGAGCGTACTGGTACTACTAATACTGGCGTTGCAATAAACTATACCACAGCCAACAACCCACTACGTCGGGGCACCGTCACAATGAGCGACGGTGTTGAGTTACATACCGATAACGGACTAGGCGCCTTTCCGACAGCGGCAGCCGGTACCGTCAACTACACTACAGGCCAAATCAGTGGATTCACCTTCAACGCAGCTTCTGGAAATCCAGTTGTTGTTACATACGACTATCATCCTGGCCTACCTGTTATGGGGATCATGAACTTCGTGACGGCTACCAACGTCAAACAATTGCTGGTGGCCGATACGAAGCGTGTCAACTTATACATCCCTGCCACTAACACCTTTGCATATGTGGGTCATACCGTTCCAATAGCGGGTATCACTAACGCTAATCCCGGTGTCGTAACAACAACCGTAGCCCATAACTTGCTTACCAATGACCGCGTCTTCATCTATGGCGTGCAAGGGATGACGCAGATCAACAACGTGGAAGCGTCTATCGTCTATGTTGATGCAACCCACTTCCAAGTTAACATCGATACGACGTTATTTGGCGTTTGGACGGCTGGTGGAACAGTCCAGCTCATCTACTCCGGCACGAACAAGAACTTCTGGTCGTGGGTCAACTATGCAGACAAAGACGGCAATCCTAGGTTGATTTATACTAATAATAAGGATGAGGTGCAGTTTTATGCACCTCATCTCGATCCCACTAATCCGCCCGGGCCATTGGCGTTTGGTGATTACATGAATTATCCCACCGCAGCGGCTGTGCAATTCTTTATGAACGATGATGCCGGTGTTGCGGTTACATCGCTCCTTGCACTTATGGTGTTCGAGTTCAAGGATCGGCTGATTATGTTGAGAACTACGGAAAGTGGCGTAGTGAAGCCTAGGCGCATCCGAATCTCTGGTACTGGCGTAAACAGCGATGACTTCCGCACGTCTGCAACCGGAGCGGGCTTTATCGACATCCCAGATGGCACGTGGATACAAGGCGCTTGTTTTAACCGTGACGACCTAATCATCTTCACGGAGGCTTCCACTTGGATTTTGAAGTATACGGGTAACGATACAACACCGTTCGAGCTTGCCAAGATTGATGAATCACGCGGCAGTCAAGCGGCGTTTTCTGCTATCACCTACCTCAACCGTTCAACCGCTGCTTCACCAAGAGGTTTGATAATAAGCGATGGCTACAGAGTAGAGCGTGCTGATGAGAAAATCCCCGAGTTTTCTTTTAACGAAGTGGATGGTGACGATTTTGATCTTTGCTTTGCTGGCGTTGTCGATGAAGATCGCGATCATTATCTACTGTACCCTACTATTGGCCAACAGACAAATGTGAAGTCTCAGCGGATATTGGTAACTAATTACGAAGAAGACAACTATGCTATATATCGCTTGCCTCTCAGTTGTATGGGCCAGTTTCAGCAGGCCTTTGAAATTACGTGGGCTGATCTCTCGGTATACAATAACTGGACGGAGTTCTCCGACGTCTATAGCAACTGGAACCAGTTCGGATACTCATCTGGAGCTCCGTTTAGCTTAGGCGGTGGCCATAAAGGTGAAGTTTGGCGCTTGAACCAAGTTGAAGCGGAAGACAATCCGCAGAAGATTCGCAACATCACCAAGATTAGTGACACTATTCTCGAGGTGACTACGGATTGGAACAACTATAGCGAAAATCTATTGGATCCCGCTATGGGCAACGACATGATCTTCTTTACTGGCGTTGGTGGAACCTTAGCTTTAAACAACAAGCAATACCCCATAACTACCATCATCAACGAATATACTTTCCGTATCGAAGTACCAAGCGGCACTTATACAAGCTACACTTCTGGCGGCGTTGCTCAGCGCGTTATCCCATTTTCTGCGTTGTTCAAAAAGTTTAACCCATATGCGGGCTTTGACAAGAAAGTTAGATGTGGTTGGTTATACATGTACGTCAGCACTACGGGAACATCACTAACGACCAACATCCAGATGTCTGGCGCTACCAAGTCTGATCCATGTGTAATTACGACAACAACCCAACACGGATATAAGACTGGGCAGCAGGTCAATGTCTTTGGCGTGGGTGGCATGGTAGAGCTTAATGATAGGCAGTTCTACATCACTGTGCTCACGCCGTTTACCTTCAGCCTAAATGGAATTGATTCCTCGGCTTATACGGCGTACACATCTGGTGGTACCGTCTCCACCTTTGACAAGTGCAAGATGTCAATTGACATCTTCGTTAACGACATAGACGAGAAGACGCAGTTGACAGCGCCCGATCCATATCAAGGCTCATGTACGAACTTGACTTTCGAAGAGGGCTCGAAGAAGTGGTACAAGGTGTACATCAACCAAGTGGGGCGATTCATCCAGTTCCGTCTGCGTAATCAGCAGGCTGGAGCTAAGATTCACATCCAAGCCACGATGCCGGGCTTCCAACCAGTGGGGCGTATGATCTAATGCCTAGAGTAATAAACAAGTTCAACTGGGGCTCTGCCTTGGTAAACCAGAACCCGCTTTTGGTACGACAACTGGATGAAGCGTATACCGACACCGCTCTTGTCTTGAACGGTAAGGTGTCGAAGTACGTCACGGATGGTAAGCAGAAGCCGCATGTGGATGCGCCTGCCACGAGCCAGCTGAACAAGAACTTCGAGCAAGGCGATATCTACGTGCGAGCTGACACCAACACCGCGTGGATTATGACAAGCCGAACCAACGACGTTACCGTGAACTGGCAGTTAATAACATAAGGGGTTAGCCCCTTATATAAGGGGTTAATGTAAGACGTCTTACATTGGAGGGTATATGGCATATGACATAGCACAAGGCGCAGCAGGTGCCGCATCAGGAGCAGCAACCGGATTTGCAATTGGTGGTCCAGTTGGAGGCGTTATCGGTGGAGCTATTGGATTGTTTTCAGGCCGTAAAAAGAAAGCCAAGAAGATCAGCACTCTCGATAAGAACCAGAAGCAGCTGTATCAGCAGAAGATGGATGCCTTGTATGGGAAAGGTCCACTCGCTGGTTTATACAACTTCGACTCCGAAGCCGCTAACAAGAACTTCGATGCGACCGTTGCTAGGCCCGCGTATCGGCAGTTCACGGAAAACGTTATTCCTGGCATTACCGGTCAGTACCGCAAGGGGAATCTCATGAACAGCTCGTATAGCGCAGAAGCTTTATCCCGAGCTGGTAGAGATGTGCAAGAGAATTTGGATGCGCAGCGCTCCAACATGCAGTTCTTGGGAAGTCAAGCCGCTCTAGAGCGCAAGGGTAACTCAATAGACAACTTGCTCAACATGCAGACATTTGCATACAACCAGCCTGGCACGAGCTCCATTGACAACATCTTGAATTCGGTGGCGGAGGCTGGTGGCAAGTACGTATCCAACTACTTGGACTCAAAGCAATCCACGCCTAAAGTCGCAGAGCCCGCACCCAATCCAAACGCCCAAGCGGTATAGGAGAACAGATGCCTTCACTACAAGTAGTTGATCTTAACCCTCCAGAGTCGAATCCCCTTGGTCGTACGTTGAACGCGTTCATGAAGCAAAACGAAGCCAACAGAGAAGCCGATACGCTCAAAGGCATCTACGAGAAGTATAAGCAAGACGGCGCCAAGATTGAAGATGCCATCCAACACATCCGCACGAGCAAAAGCTTGGGACCAACGGCAAAGACGACTGCCATTAAAGACATGCTTGAGCTTCAAAAGATGAATAACCAACTTGTTAAGGAGCAGCAAAAAATTGTTGCTAAGGATGAGAAAGCGGCAGCAAAGGCTTTAGAGAAAGAGCGGTTGGACAAAGTTGAGAAGCAACTACTTGATGAGATAGAAGGCCAGGACTTAACCGGCAGCCAGATCTATAAAAAGGCTAGGGAAGCAGGATTGGACAGCGCTAGAGCTTCAGCTATAACCAATCGCAAACATCGAGAAGCGAAAGAAGATCGTCTTACCAGCAGCTCGATCGCCACTGAATACAACCGTGAAAGAAAGTCGTTGATATCGCAGCTTAAGGCTACCGACCGCCTCAAGGAAAAGCAAGTCATCCAAGGAAAAATCGATGAGCTAAACGCTAAAGAGAAGCGCGACCAAAAAAGACTTAGGTCTGGCGAAAAGAAGTTTGATCTAGAGCTTTACAAGGACGAAGCGATTGCAGAAGCTGAGCCAGCAGTACAACCAGTTCCTTTTCAACAACAAGAACCCCAACAGCAGCAAGCAGTTATGAAGTTGAATGCAACGTTCTCACCTCAAGAATGGCAAGGCAAATCCAAGTGGGACAAGCAAGGTAACGAGTACAAATCGGATGGTTCCACATGGGTTTTAGTCCAACCAACCAAGTAGAAGAAGACGAGTTCTTCGACTACAACCCAGTTGAGAAACAACAACTCGATGCCAACGATGAGTTCTTGGATTACAATCCTGTCAAAAGCAAAGCGCCTTTGCCCAAAGCTCCTCCTAAGTTTTCAGAATATCTTGGCATTACAGGCGACATCGCACGTAACATCTTGTCTAAAAACGACAAGAAAAGTGCTGGCGAAACGATTAAGCGGCGTTTACAAGCTGGGGAAAAGTCAGATGTTATATTTAAAGAGCTAGATGAAGCGGGTTGGACGCCAGAAGAGCAAGGGGAGCTTTTATCAAGCATCTTTGGTGAACCAGAGCCAGAAGAGAAAAAGCAAACGCTTACAATTGAGCAAGCCCTAAGTGATCCAGACAAACGCAAGTTGCTACAACTTACTCCCAAGCAAGTGGAAGAGATGACGCCTGCTCAACAAGAGTATATGTCCGAGAAGATGCAGCAGATTGGAGAAGAAGAAGGTAGTCAAGCTTTAATTAATGGCTTGTTGTTTGGCGTTCCCGATTGGCTTAGAGAGAAAGCTGGAGTTGAAACCCCTGACTTCGTCGATCCACGGATGAAAGGCGTGGCAGAGATGATGGGCTCGCTGCCGTTCTACGCCTTTGGCAACTCAGCTCTCATCAACCCGCTTATCTCGTACGTCAAAGGTGGCAAGTTTGTAAGTGGTTTGATCTCAGTCTTGGGCAACGCCGGTCTGATGTCTACGGAACAAACGGTTAAGCGTCTGATAAAAGAAGGCGATATCCCTAAGTTAAAGGAGTATACGGGGTACTTGGCTGACATCGTGGTGTTAGAAGGTGCGCTTGGAGCTGCTGGTAAACTTCCTGCGTTTAAGGACAAACTTAAGGAGTTCGCCAAGAAGAAAGGGTTAACTCCTGAGAACGCACTTCGCAAGATGTTTGACAAGGACATGACTGCACTTGTCAAGGAAAGTCCGCAAAAAGCCGCAGAGCAACTGCTCCTTGAGATGGACGAAGCTGCCGTTAAGCCATTTGACAAACCGGAGGCTGCTAAGAAACTTGAAAAGACGATTGAAGGAAACCGTATAAAGGATAAAGTTGAGTCAAAGGTTGAAGTAAAGGGTGAACCAAAAGCTGAAGCTAAGGTAGAGGGTAAAACTGTTACAGCCTCTAAAAAATTGCCTCTGTCAGCAAAAAAACCTAAGGAATTAGCGCCTGAAAAAACTAAAGCAACAGCGGCTAAGAAGCCAAAGCCTCCAGTGCATGTTGATATCCCACCAGAAGATATTGGTAAGCCTGCAGCAGAGATTGTCGGCCAACACGTGCAAAGCCATGCAGTTAAACCAGACACTCCCAAGCCGAAGTTAAGACAAGTGCGGGATTGGCTAGAGCGGAAGTTCTATAACCAGTACGCGCCATTAAAACGCCTTGGAGAAGGCGAAGCGTCTATCATGAACAAGCCAAGGGAGTTGGCGGAATTGGTGAAAGGCGCCACTTCTACAGCTGAGTCCGTTCTTAAGTATGGACAATACGATGTAGAGACCGGAATGTTGAATGGCCCTGGCTTCTCGCAGATCTTCGCCAAAGATCGACTCAAAAACTTGACTGGCAAGAAGAAGTTAGATCGCCAACTTTTTGACAGCTACTTAGCATCCCGTAGCAGTCTAGAACGCCAAGCGCTAGGTCATGAAAGCCCAATCCCCACCAAAGCCGCTGAATCGCTTATCCGTAGCCATCCCGAGTACGAGGCTTTAGCCAAAGACCTGACCAATTTCTCCAAAAATGATGTGATAAACTTGAGGAAAGAGGGTTTATTGTCGAAAGAAGGCGAAGACGCCATGTTTGATATGTACAAGAACTTCGCGCCTTTGTATCGAGCTATGCCAGAGGAATTGACGTTAGCGGAGCAAGTGCTCGGTAAAGAAGCCGGTGACGTGCTGAACTTCACGAAAGAGGGCAAAATTAAGTCGTTCAACCCGTTGAAGCGAACCAAGGGTGGCGATGCCAACTTGAAGATCTTAAGCCCAACCGAAAGCTTTGTGAAGAATACCATCGCCACGCAGAAGGCTATAGCCAAAAACCAGACCATGAAGGCAGTTGGCAAAGGCTTAGAAAAACAAGGGTTTGAAGCAAAACGCGTGAATGGTCCCAAGCGAACACAAAAGGAATTGCAAGAACTATTGGGGCCAGATTATCCCGTTTCTCCAGACATGGTAGATAAGCTCAACGAAGCTCTTGGCACGCTCAACCCAGAGGCTGCAAAGGGATCTATTAGGTGGTACGAGAACGGTCACCTGATGGAGATAAGAGGCGTTCCCAAGGAGATCACGGAAGCTCTTGATGGATTAACTCCTCAGATGGGCAATAAGGTTGTGGAGCTTATTGGTAAAGCCAACCATATGTTCTCTGCTGGTGTTGTGCTACAACCTGCTACCATGGCTAAGCTTGGATTCATGGATATGCTTGTATCTACTCTTCAGTCTAAGCACATGCGTTTCACGGGTGCCATCTCTGGTCTTGCAGAACTGCCAACACGAGTTATGTACGACTACCCCCGCATGTTCTTCGAGCTTTTGAAGAAAGGTGATTTGTTCCAGAAGTATATGCAGTCCGGAGCAGCGCAGTCGGCTTTGCGTGGTTTAGATCGCCAAATGTTGTCTAGCATGACCGACACTTTTGTCAACGCAGCTAAGAACAACGACCCACTGCTCCGGTCTACACTCCGAACTATAGGCGAAGGCGTGAAGGCGCCGTTCAAGATTTTGTCTAAGATCAGCGAAGGGCTTAGCGATATTCCCCGCATGCTTGAATTCGAGCGGTCGGTAGAGGCTTCATTGAAGAAAGGCTTATCTTATCCCGAGGCTTTAAAGCAAGGCGCTTTTGACGCGTTTGAGGTGTCTGTTCCATACGGTCGCAAGGGCTCTAGCTCTACTCTCAACTTTTTGTACAAAGTGCCGTTGATGGGGCGTTTTATGAACACCATCATTAATTCGGGCGTCTCATTTGCCAAGGCATTAGACCCGCGTAATCCGATGGGTAAAACGGTATGGGCTACGGGTATGGCTTATCTTACAGCACCAACCATAAGTGAATACTTGAAGAACCGGAACGACCCCAGGTATCAAGCGCTAACCCAAGAAGTCAGAGATGCCAATATCATCCACTACTCAACCGATGACCCAGACGAGCAGCCACTTAAGATCCGTAAAATGTGGCAGTTTGGTTGGTTGTTCCAGACTCTTCCCGAGCATTTGATCGAATTTGCCATCCAACAAGATCCCAAGGCGTTAGAAGGGTTAGTTCAAAGTTTCGAGTCCGAGTTCTCGCCATTGAGCGGTTTGTCCTTTGTCCAAGCGTTCTCTGGCGGGAAGTTTGATTACGAAAAGTTGAAACAAGGTCGCTACTCGCTTGTTCCCGAGCGCCAGAAGAAGATTGAAGCCGAACTCCAGCATACACAGAACACCTCCGAGACAGCCAAGAAGTTGGCGCAGTACATCAAACTCTCGCCGATCTATATAGACTGGCTTGTAAACCAGACCGGCGGTGGACTCGGCAAGGATGTCCTACGCCTGGCAGATGAAGCCATGTACCAGACGGGATCTGCAGTTGACCGTCGGCCTGAACTTCAGGCGGCTGACTCGATTTTCTGGGGCACGTTCTGGGGTAGAGGTCCATCCAAAAGCAACGCGTATGCCAACAAGTTCTACGAATACGTCGACGAGATGGAAAGCAAAAAGGCTACGGCTAAAGAGCTCCGTCGTCAAGGTCGTGAAGACGAGGCAGATAAGGTGATGGAAGGGTACCAAGATATCACTTGGATGCGAACAGCTCTTGGTAAGCGCATCAAAGCGGTGGACGACATCTTTTATGCGCACCCGAAAGATTTGAATGGCGTGGAGAAGCGCAAAGAGTTGACAGCGCTCTACCGTGAGATGACGCAACTCGCCAAGGAGTACGTCGAGCAAATCGAGGCTAATAAGGCTATCAAGTGAGCCGTTTTTGCGGTATAAGTCAAGTAAACATTTTAATAGGAGTCAGCCATGAGTTTGTCCCATCGCCCTAGACAATATACTGGGGTTTTACCTGCTAATCCACCTAACGTCATCCCAGCAAATAGAGCGCCCACGTCAGCAGATACTTCGTATCGAGAAGGCGATATATGGATCTACACTTCAGCGGGGACGGTGTGGACATATGCCACTACCTCTGGATGGATAGCTATTGGAACAGGCGCTGTTGGTGGCATCGTAACGCTTACCGGCGACTCTGGAGGAGCAATATCTCCTGTTGCCGGGAATATTGATGTCGTTGGAGACGCTACTGATGGCGCAAGCGTCGTCGGTACTGCCGGCACCTTAACCGTAAACATAGCAGCCGCCACCACGACACAACGTGGCACATTAGAGACTGCCACAACAGCCGAAGCCATAGCTGGAGTATCTACTTCCGTTGCCGTTGCCCCCGATGGTTTACAAGCCAAAATCGGCACGCAGACAGCGCATGGCGTTGCGATGGGCAATACGGGCGCTGCTGCCGCTCTCTCTTGGTCTGCCGCTGGTACAGCTGGCATGGTATTCACTTCTGGTGGTGCTGGTGCTGACGGGGCTTATGTTGCGTTTAGCACGCCTAACTCAACCATGACCATCACGTCCAACGCCTCAACCCAAGCGTTTGATGTAAACTTAACGGGGTTGTCAACTGCTCAAAGTAGATTTACATCTATGACGTTCTCTAGCACCCCTGTTGCTGGTATAGCTGACGGAACAGGAGGCGATCCCGATGGTAATGTAGGAGCGACCAACGTCATAGCATTCCAGCAAGGTGAGATATGGGAGTCGTTTGTACTTGGTGGAATACAGACTCTTGTAGCTCCAGCGATGAGCGCTACAGGTATGTTGATATCAGGCGACTTGACCAATCTATATGGCTTTGAATACAACACAGGCCCAAGAAACAACGCTAAATACGCTGCTACTATCGGTACGACTGCCGCTTTCTACTTCGAGTGTGTTCTAAACGCTGCTGACGTTTCTGGGTGTGATCCGCTTATCATAGGCTTCCGTAAAGTACAAGCCAACCAAGCCACGTTTACAAACTACACGGACTACGCGTCTATTGGGCTATCGGCCAGTAACGGACCAAATATTTGGATTAAGACAGATCTTAACAACGCTGGCGAAACGGCAACAGACACAACAAATACTTGGGTAGATGGTGCTACGCATACGCTTAGAGTTAACGTATCTGCTGCGGGCGTTGTGACATACTTGATCGATGGACTTGCTCCTACCGTTACAGCGGCGTTCACCTTCGATGCAACTGATGTGGTGATACCGTTTATCCGCTTGACGCATGCAGCCGCTGCTCCTGGAGCGATCAACTGGATCTCGTTCAAATGCGGCTTACAATAGGTAGTACATGACTAAAACATTTCATCAGCCCGTATTGCAACAAGATGCGAATGCCAACGTCATTCAAGAGTCGTTCTTGTCTGGCATGAAGTTCCGGGGTGAGTACTCCGGAACTAACTTGATCTACAAAGGTGTTGCAAGACCTGGATCTGCTACTACGGATCTGGTTTGGCAAATATGTAAGATTACGTACTCGGGAGCTAACTTGACGCAAGTTGACTGGCCCGAAGATTCTAATGGCAATCCATCTGAAGAGTACATCTTCGCATGGGACTCTAGAGCTGGTTACACTTATAATTAAGGGGTTATATGCCATTTGCTTACAACCCCTTATACGGGCGCCTCGACTACACGAGTATCGGCGGTAGTGGTGGTGGAAACATCGACAACATCACATGGAACACCATCTCCGCTTCACAAGCACTTGTCGTTGGGAACGGTTACTTCTGCGTGGCTCCTGGTGGAGCTCTATCCCTTTCGTTGCCGGCTACATCAGCCCTTGGTGACGGTATAGAAATCATCTTAAATGGAGCAACAAGCTTCACTATAACCCAAGGCGCTGGTCAAAGCATCCGCTTTGGAAACTTAACTAGTACTGCGGGTGTCGGCGGCTCAATAGCCAGTACCCAACAAGGAGATTCCATAAAAATAGTTTGCATGACGGCCAACTTAGTGTGGGTTGTAGCTTCGTCTGAAGGTAACTTTACTATAGTTTAGAGGTCTTATGGCTACTAATAACGCCGTCAACATATCTGCTGCGGGTGTCGTCAAATACGACGGAGCCGGAACGTTCTCCGCTATCACCGTAACTCAGCACGCAGCTCTGGTTGGGGGCGCTTCTAACGGGATAACAAGCGTTCCACTTACCAACGGGCAAGTGTTAATTGGCTCTACGGGAGCAGCTCCTTTAGCAGGGACGTTAACAGCTGGTACAGGCGTCAGCGTTACCAACGCCGCCAACAGTATTACCATTAGCTCTTCTGGCGGCGGCTTAACTTGGTCGGTTCAGACTGGAACTACGCAAGCAATGGCAGTAAACCACGGTTATATCGCCAACAACGCTGGTGTAGTAGTGGCAACTTTACCAGCAACATCAGCTGTTGGAGATGTGGTTTCTATCACAGGCATTAACAATGCGACGGGATGGAAAATAGCCCAAAATGCTGGTAACCAAATTTTCTTTGGCACATCGTCTACAACAGCCGGCGTTGGTGGGTATTTACAGTCTACTGCAACAAGAGATGCTGTAACTCTTGTATGCACCTCAACTGATGCGAACTGGCAAGTAATTTCAAGCATCGGAAATCCAACGGTATTCTAGAGGTAATATGGCGACAAATAATGCAGCTAACGGCTTTAACAAGATTACAACTTATACATCGAGTGATACTTGGAACAAAGATCCAAGGACCAAGTTTGTGACCGTTTGGGGTTGGAATTCTGGCGCTGGCGGTGCATCTGGCAGAAAGGGGTCTACAGCGGCCGCTGGTGGTGGCGGTGGAGGCCCAGGAGGAGGCGGGTTTTATTACACAGGCCCAGCAGACGTGTTTGGTAATAGTGAGACGGTGACAATAGGCGCTACAGTGACAGGCGCATCAGCGCAATCAACAGATGCTACTAATGGCATAAATGGCAGTGCTGCCAATAGTAGCTCGTTTGGGAATATGACACTTCCTGCTAGCGGAATCGCATTAGGGGGGACAACAACATCTGCTGGTTCGGGCAGCTCAACGTCTTATGTAAATTTTGTCTCCCTTACCAGCATGGGAACGGGCGGCACTGGTCGGCAAAACGCCGCAGATGCAGGCACAGCAATGGGCACAAGTAGTAATCGATTTATGTGCGGAACTGGAGGCGGAGGTGGTGGTGGGTACGACAATGCCATAAACCGAGTAGGTGGCGCTGGAGGAGCGTTTCTTAAGGCTGATGCAAGTACGGTTATAACGGCTGGAGGCATTGCAGGAAACGAAGGCACTACTATAAATGGAGGAACTGGGAATATCCCAACTACTTCTGGAGGCATTTTGATGGGTGGGACTGGCGGTGGTGGCGGTGGAGGCCCAACAGTCGGAACTACAGCTGGAAACGGTGGAAATGGCGCAGTTCCTGGAGGCGGAGGTGGTGGTGGTTCAGGCGGTATCACAGCAGTGGCTAACTCAGGAGCTGGTGGGAATGGGGCAAGGGGTCAAATAACCGTAATAGAATTCTTTTAGGAGGGATAATGGCTAGATATGCAGTAATAGACGCAGATAATGTAGTGCAGAACGTGATCGAGTGGGATGGCATAGCTAATTGGAGACCACCCTCAGGTTGCACGCTTAGGCTTCATAACCAAGTTAGTCGTGGAGATATATGGGATCCAGTGCGAGGAGATTTTATGCGTCCTTTAAGTGTTATGATGCCACCTGAAGACGAAGTAAGTTTAGCGCAACGTAATCAAGCGTTCCAAGAAGCGAAAGCCAAGTTTAAGTCTGGGTTAACATTTATTAACGACACTGGAGCGCATGAGGCGATATGAGCTCATACACAGGCTTAAGCCCTAAAGATCCCAACAAGTATCTTGGCCCCAACTTGTTCTTGTCTACGGTTGTCACACGCAACCGTAGCCCAACTGGCGCCGATATCAAGAACCCAGCCACAGGTCAATACTATAGGACAGGGTCTTTTTGGTTAGTAAGCAAAAACCCAACTACCGGCAACGAAGGTGACCTTTGGTATTTGTCCAAGATTGCGGCTAACGTTGCGTATTGGCTAGAGATAACTGGTTCTATTTCCGGGCCACTTTTGAACATTACCGTGCAGGCTACCAATGGCATTGCACCCAATCCCGTGGTACCAACCGGTGGTGGGACTATTGGCGTCAGCGCCACGGTAGTAGCACCTATAAGCATCCCAGCAATAACGAGAACCAACTTAGACAGCACGTTCACCGTTGAGATCCAGCGCGCTATCGCTACAGGAGCATCTTCCAATGTAGCCAATGGCCTATCCCACTTCAACAACGCCCACTTCACCGTAGACGCCAACGGCTTCGTCTCTCTAGTTGGTGGTGGCGCGGCTATCGATTCCATCACGGTGCAAGCGACTAGTGGTGCGGGAACAAACCCAGTAGTGCCAAACCCCACTACTGGTGACATGGTTGTAAGCGCGGGAATCATAGCCGCGGCGGGCGTTCCAGCACAGACCAAGTCAACGGCTGCCAATAGCTATACCGTAGAGATTCAGACGTCTAAAGCCGATGCAACAGCTACGAATGCAGACAATGGCTTAGCCCACTTCTCCTCTACCGACTTCACCGTAACTAGCACCGGTTTCGTGCAGTCTAAAACGACGGGGCCCTCGTTAGGGGTTAAGAATATTGGTTTCACCTATGATGCGGGCACAGGTGTATTTACTGTATGTGCTGCCGATGGTAGCGCTCTATCTGCTGCCAACCCGGGTTATGTCACGCTCAATGCCAAAGCCAACTCGGGGCAAACGGTGACGATAGCCGTCACGGCAAACCAATCGTTTATCGATGATACGGGCGCTTCGGAGATAGTTGGCAATTTATTTGGGCTTACAACGGGTGTTGCGGTCACGGTTGACATGCCGTTCTTCTTGTATGCCGTCAGCAACGATGCAGAAAATGCTATAGCTTTTATGATATCGCGCTTCCCGGGTACGTTATCGGCTCCAGTAGCGGCTAAAATTGGTAAGCCTAGTAGCGCTATCGCTGATACCCAAGGCTCCTTTTTTAGCATTGATGATATAACTCAAGCAGACTACGAGTCCAATCCATGTTTATGCATTGGCTCGTTCCGTATGCAAATGAGCGCTGCGGATGACTGGACAGTTCAACCATTGTCATTTTACGATGGCGTTGGACACTTCCAAAATGGAACACAGTTCTCCGTTCCAAGAGGACAGTTTGGAGCTGCTGCTGGCAAGTTCTTCAAGAATAACGGCGGTACAGCGCCAGACGACTCCGTTGGAGCTTTCATTTACTCCATTGACTTCGTCAACATCCGCATCAACTACAAGTTGGCGTTTCCATCTGTAGATACGGCCGGAGTTGGGGCAGTAACAGCTATCCTGGCGATGCCATTCAACAGTGGTGAGGGATCTATCACGGGTTTTGGTCAACGTACAGCGGCAGGG